ACCCCTACGATGCGAACGTTTCTCCTGACCAGCGCACTGTGCGCGACTCTGGCTGCCGGGTTCTGGTACGCGCTGACCAGCACTCTCACCGACATGACCCGGCGCGATTGCCAGCTGGGCCATACGGCCGCCTGTCTGCAACTCACGAAAGACGGAGTGCTGCGGTGATGTACGGTCTCCGCCGCGGCCGGCAGTGGATCTGCGCACCAGAAGGTGATGGCCGACCCATCCCGCCTGTTCTTGCAGTCTGCGACACCAACGAAACTGCATGGGTTGCGGCCACACTGGATGAAGCCCTCGAGCGCTCGGCATTGCTGCGCGTCTGCTGGGGCTGGGCAACCGAAGTGAGAGCGATCCGATGAGCACGCGCGCGCTCAACGCACAACCCTGGCGGTTCAAGCCCGGCGACCAGGTGTTCGTGCGCGGTTGGCCAGCAGACGAGACGGCGAAGGTGACCGCTCAGATCGAGACAGGCGTCTTCCCCGAGTACCTCGTCGTCGATTCTGTTGGCGCAGAGTGGCACGTCGCGCAGCTCAAACTCTCATCCAGGACCATCACGCAGGAGGCATTGCTCCCGCTGTTTGCTCACGCTGTGCTGTGAGATCGTGTCACGGCGCGAGTGGAACACGCCAATCCGCGAGCCGTGGAACCCACTGATCCACGAGCTGCTCCAGGCGGTCGATCGCCACAACCGTCAGCTGTTCATCACAGGTGATCCGTGGCACGCAGTCAAAGCCGAACAGCTGCGGCAGTATGTCCGCGACCTCAAGAGCTGGATCCACCAGCAGGAGAGACGCGAGTGAGCCTGCATCAGTTCCTGGTCCTGGCGCTCTGCTACTCGATCATGTGCGGCATCATTCTGTGGATGGCGTCGCAAGTGCTGCCATGACTGACCCGAAGGTGATCGCCCGCTGGGAGATCAACGGCGGCAGCATCGAGGTGCTGGAGAACGAGCGCGGGGAGACGTATCACCGCGCCTGCGCCGGAGGCTACTGCCGCTACTGCGAGGATCGCTGGCAGGCCGAGCTCTACCTCAATCAGCTGCTGGCGCGCTGAGCGGCGAGGATCTCCTGGGCCATGCGGTGATGCTCCAGGGTCGGCTCGGGGCAGTGACCGAGGCCGATCAGGTCAGCCTCGATCTCGGCGACCTGGGTCACCAGCTGGCTGGAGACGTGAGCCTGCTGCGTGGAGAAGCGCAGGAGGGCAGTAGCAAGGCTCCTGAGCTCGTTGAGATCGGTGCAGGCCTGGATGTAGCGCACCTGCTTCTCGACCTCGAACTCATCGTCGAGCGAAAGGTTCAAGTCCAGCCAGAACATGGGCGGACGTGCGGAGATCATCGCCAGCGTAGGTCGGCAGTAGGATGAGGATGCAGCAACGGTCACCCGCTGCGACGATGGGAAACCAAAGCCCCCGAAGTGATGCCGGGGGCTTTTTTGTGCTGTGGGAACCCTGTGGGAACGATCCTGCGTCGGTCTGCTGACCTGTCCTGCTGTCGTCGCCGTAAGTCGTTGATCTGGCTGGCTTCTGAGTGGTGAGCGCGCTGGGACTCGAACCCAGGACCCTCTGATTAAAAGTCAAGCGTTCCGCTATCCTCGGGCTTCCCGCGCCTTCCTTACCCATTGATTTCACTGGATCTGGCCTCCCGGCTTCTCCCGTGGTATCCCTTCCCCTCCCGGAGTTTTGTGGGAAAGGTGTGGGAACGATGAAGCTGACGAAGACCCTTGTCGAGGGGGCGGCGCCCCGGGCCCAGCGCTACCGGCTTAACGACTCCCTGGTGCCCGGACTGTGCCTGCTGGTGCTGCCCTCCGGCTCCCGCACCTACTACGTCCGGTTTCGCCAGCTCGACGGCCGTCAGCTGGAGATGAAACTGGGCACGCCGGTGGAGCTCACCGTGGATGATGCGCGGCGGCTCGCGCGCGAGGCCCTCGCCCAGGTGCGAGAGGGGAGGCGGCCCACGGAGGAGCGCCGCGCCACGCGCCTGGCCGCCACGCTGGCGGATCTGGCCCGGGAGCACCTTGCCCGCCATGCGGTGAACAAGCGATCGGGCGGTTGTGATGAGGCGAACTGGCGAGTGCATCTGCTGCCGGCCCTGGGGCCTGCCACGAAGGCGGCCGCGATCAGGCATGAGGATGTGGCCCGGTGGCACGCTGCGCACCGGCAGCCGATCACCGCGAACCGTGCACTGCGGACGCTCAGCGTCGCCATGCGGCTGGCGGAGCAGTGGGGCTGGCGGCCGCACAACAGCAACCCATGCAAGGGCGTGAAGCCGCACAAGGAGACTGCGCGCCGCCGCTACATGAGCAGCGACGAGCTGGCCCGCCTGCGGGCTGCGCTGGCCTTGTGGGAGGAAGCAGGGCCGCTGGCGGTGCGGTGGCGGTTCGCGCAGCTGGTGCGCCTGCTGCTGCTCACTGGGGCCCGCCTGCGCGAGGTGATGTGCGCGGAGTGGTGCTGGATCGATTGGCAGCGGTCGGTGCTGAAGGTGCCGGATGAGCGCGGCAAGACGGGCGCCGCAGAGATCCAGCTGGCGCCCAGGGCGGTCGAGATCCTGCGCGAGCTGCTCGAGGCCGAGGCCACCATGGGCGGCCAGTGCCAGGCGGTGATCGCCGGCGAGGATCGCTACGGCCCGCTGGCGGGGTACCGGAAGCTCTGGCTGGCCCTGCTGGCCCAGGCCGGCATCGAGGACCTGCGCATCCACGACCTGCGGCACACGTTCGCCAGCTATGCGCTGAGCGGCGGGCAGACGCTGGGCACAGTGGGCCAGCTGCTGGGGCACCGGAGCACGCAGACGACGAGCCGGTATGCGCACCTGATCGACGACGCAGCGCGGCGCGCGGTGGCGCAGCTGAGTGACGACCTGGGGGTGTGAAGGATTGCGACGATCGCGCGGCCTGACGCCAGCGGCGGCCGTACCTTGGGCCCATCGGCAGGCCGAGCGCGCCGCCGATCACCGCCCCATCGCCCGGCACTGGCCGGAGGAACCATGACCATCACCTGCATCGCCGCCTGGGCTGTCGCCCTGCTGCTGCTCCCCATCCTGATCCTGCTGTGGGCCACCGAGAGCCGCCAGCAACGCGCACGCCGCTGGCGCCGCGACGGCTTCACCCAGCAGGCGATCGCCGATCGCCTCGGCTGCTCACGCACCACCGTCCGCCGGTTGCTGGCCTAAGGCCCGGCGAACACGTTCGGCGATCCGGCAGCCACGCTGGTGCAGCCGCTGATGGCGTCGCCCACCCGGCCGGCGCCCTTGTCGTTGACGAACACGGTCGTGCTGCCCACCGCGATCGGCGCGGCGTGCGACGGGCACGGGAAAGGCGGCAGCAGATGCGGCGTGTTCATGTCGCCCTGGCAGCTCCAGGCGATGCCGTTGACGAAGACGTTGGGCGAGCCTTGTGCCCGGACCATGCCCGAGCAGTGCGGCACATCCGCGTCACCGATTCTCGTTGCTGCAGGCACGCTCGATCTCCATCAGCTGTTGCAGTCTGGCGTTCCACAACGCCGCCTCATCGTGCTGCTCCTCGCTGTGCGGCGCTGGCGGGATGTCGGGCTCGAANCGGACGACGTGATCGAAGACCGCGGGCAGATCCTCCCATCGCTGGTANGAGCGCAGCACGCCGTCCACGATCAGATCGAACCGGCCCTGGCGGTAGGTCATGACGCCGGCCAGAGCTCACGCGGATCCTTGCCGGTCGCCATCATCCGGCTCAGCCGCTCGGCGCGCTGACCGACCTGGCCGGCCCACTTCGAGTCGAGCATCATCGACGCGGCTGCGCGGTAGTCGCCGGCCTGGATCGTNGCCAGCGTCCGCTTNAAGGCGAGCAGCCCGACGATNCCCATGTTGAAGCTCATGTCGAGCAGCACGCGCTGGCGCACCTCGTCGAGCTTCGCCACCCAGGGCAGCGCGCGCAGCAGCTCACGCTCCTCGTTGGCAATGTCGTTAGCGAGGAGGTAGGCCGACTCCTGGGCCGTGATGCCACGGTCCTCGAGGTTGCGGCCCACGCCGATTGTGAGCTTCCCGGCCGTGCAGCGGTAGGGCCTCAGCCGCTCGCCTTCATGCAGGCGCAGCTGGCGAACCATCGCCTCGCGGTCAACCATTGCTGTCTCCTTTGTGCCATGGTGCGCTGATCTCCATCGCGCCGCCGAGCAGCCGGCTGTCGCCCGTCTGCAGTTCGGGGTCGATCGGATGATGAGTGACGACAGGATCTGGCACGCCAGCCGGCGGCTGTGTGGCGTGCCAATCCTCNATCGCTCGATCAATCCGCGGCGCGATGGTCAGCGCTTTGGGAAAGCCAGGCGCAGGAACTGCAGCACCAGCTGGATGATGCTGTTGGCCTTCAGCGGGCTGATGGCGATGATCTCGCTGGCTGCGGCGACAGCGATGGCGACGTAGGCGGCGTGGGTGGCGTCCATGGCGATCATGGGGTTCTCCTTCCAGGTTAGGTGTAGTGGAGGTAGGTGCTGAGGATGTACTTCGGCCCCGACACTGGCGGCCGGCCGGCGTGCAGCCAGGGCCACAGCGGCGGGAAGACCAGCACTGACCCAGCCTGGGGGTGGATGTGCTGGCCCCACAGCGGGAACTCGGTCACGCCGCCATCGGCCACGTCGTTGAGGTACAGCAGCGCAGCGAGGAAGCGGCGCGCGCTGGCGTGATCGCCGACGTCGACGTGCTCCGGGAACTCGTCGTCGCCATTTGGCCAGTAGCGCTTCATGCGCAGCTCTTCGAAGGCGAGCTCCTCCGGCCACTGCATGGTGTTGATCTGAATGTCGCGGCTGTAGGCCTCGAACACCGGCAGGATCGCGCCGAACGCCAGCTCGTGACCCTCTTCCCAGCACTGCGTCAGGTTGAGCTCAGTGAACCGCGGCGCGGCGCCTTCGCCCTGATTGATGACGTGATCAGCAGCACGCGCTTCGAAGCCGTCGATCAGCGCCTGGCAGTGGCGAATCGACAGGCGGCCTGGGTAGACGCGCACCAGGTCGGAGAGCTGCATGGGGTGAACCTTCTCAGGCTTCCGCCACTATGGCCCAGCCGGTGGCCGCACCCTCGACCATCCATCGCGGGCCGAGGTTCTTGCGGGAATAGCGCAGTCGCACGCCCCAGTTGTTGACGTAGAGCCCGCTCGCGAGGTCGAGATCGCCGAAGGGGTCGTGCACCACAATCGAGTCCTGGTCGTAGCCGATCGCGCAGATCCAGTGGCCGCCGCCGGTGGGCGCCGTCACCGGGCCCTTGTGCAGGATGCCGATCGGGACCGGAATGCCGCGGTCGATCTGGTTCTCGATCGTCTTCCAGGTAGCGTTCCGCACCAGGTGGGCCTCGACGCCGTAGGACTGCAGCGCCTTGATCTGACTCGTTGCCTCGGTGGTGTCGCCGTAGCGCAGCACGCGGCCCAGGTAGGCGTCATCGCCGTTGGGGCCGGTGAGCGTGCCGGGCTTGAGCGCCTCGAGCAGCATGGCGCAGGAGCTGCTGAAGCACATGCGAAGAGCGTGCTCAGTGCTGCTGTCGCGCTGGCTGAAGTAGCGCACCTGGAGCGGGTTGGTCTTGGTGCGAGGCTGCTCCTGCTTGCCGGCAGCCTTCCAGGTTTCGTACCAGGCAGCGTCGCGTCTCTTCAGGCTGACCGGCACTGCATCCCAGAACTGTCGTGCGCCTGCAATCTGATGCGGCAGCGCTTTCCAGTGCTCGAAGAAAGGAACGAGATCGCCGATCAGCTCCTGGCTCATCGTTGGCGCGCCTCGGCCGGCGGTTCTGCGCCGAAGTGTAGGCGCGGATTGATCGCCGTCACAGCCAACGGCATTACCAGGCTGAAAGCGATGGCAAGAATGACGCCCTGGGCGACACGCTTCTCGACCTCGCCCAGCCTGCGAAAGGCGTCGGCGATGTCAGTGTGCTTCTGCGCCAGCGACTGGTGCATAGCGTCGAGCTTGCCCTCCATGACGCCGAGCTTGTGCAGGATGTCTCCATGGGAGACNTCGTGTTCAGGCATACGGATCGTCCTGTCCTGTCGAGTCTACCGACGCATCCATCAGCGGGCAGAGCCGGCCTGAAGGTGGAGCAATCTCATGGGGCCTTCGGGGGTGCTGATCTCGACGGCGTAGCCGCCGGCGCCGGTGTAGCCCAGGTTGCGGGTGTAGGTGGCGCCNTTGATCAGGGTGATAGATGAGCCGCTCGGAGTCCCGAAGTCAATGCCTGCGTGGAACGATCGGCCGAAGAGATTGCGCGGCCCGTAACCGCTGGTGACCCCGTAGGAACTGGGAGGCCGTCCTTTGATGCGCAGGTAGCGATCGGCGTCAGCGGCGGTGATCCGTCGTCGGTCGGCCCAGCGAGCGTCGAGGTGCGGCCCGGTGCTGTCGCCGCTCGATCCGGTGCGCGCGATCACGCCCTTCGTGCCGCCGGCTCTGGTCCGTCCACTGCTGTCGCGCCCGGTCGTCCAGTCGTTGTTGTCCTCGCCCTGGGTGCCGCACTCCACCGTGGTCACGTAGCCCGAGCCGCTCAGGTCGTGCGTCACCTGCTTCACGTTCCAGGTGCCGTCGACCTCGCCGCGAAAGCCCTGCAGCGTCACCAGGCCCTCAGCGTTCACATCCGGCCGGCCGGGCAGCGTGATGCTGATGCGGACCTCGCCCGCGCGGAGCGACTGCAGGCGGCTGTCGGCTGCCTTCTGCGCCTCGGTCTGCGACTTGTAGAGCTGCTTCTCCTCGAAGACCGGCAGCGCCCCGCCGCTCTGGCCGGCGGAGACGGTCTTCTCCTTGTTGAGCGTCCGGTCGAGGTAGCGCGCCTTCACGCCGCCATAGGCGCCACGGTTCTTCAACGTCGCGCGCCAGTTGGTCACATCCTCCTGGCGGATGGTGACGCTGCCGGCGTTGTCCTTGTCGCCCCTTGGCACCACCACGAGCTTGCCGTCGGCGGGCTTGATGGTCGCCTTGAACTTCTCGGCCAGTCGGGTGAGGAACGCCTGGTCGCTCTCGTTGGTCTGGTCCTCGTGCTTGATCTGCGTGCTGGCGAGGCTGCCCTTGATCACCGGCACGACGTTGTGGCGCCCGGCGATCTCCTGCACCACTGTGCCGAGCGTGGTGTTGTGCCAGCTCTTGGTGCGCTGCTCCTTTTGCAGCGTCGGCGCGGTGTTGCTGGCGGTCGCCTTGATCACCATCGAGCGGGGGCCCATGCTGAGCTCCACCTCGTCGACGGCGAAGGCGCCCATGTAGACGGGCTTGCTGTAGCCCAGCCAGACCCGAAGCCAGGTGCCGTTGGCCGGCACCGGCACTCGCTTCTCTCGGTCGTCCAGCGTGATCTCCAGGCTGTCGCTCTGCTGCTCGGCCTGCTCGTTCAGCCGCATGCTGATCAGTCGATCAGCGATGAGGCTGGTGATGTCGCCGCCGTTCGCCTCGACNCGGAAGCCNGGTGTCGTCATGCCGCCCCAGTGCCAGCCGTTGCGGTCGGCAGCTGATCCCAGATCCGCACCGTCTCGCTGGTGCTCGGCGCCGGGAGGTCAGGCAGCAGGATCTGCAGGCCCTCTGGAAGGATCGGCAGCAGATCGGCCAGGTTCGGATTGGCCAGCAGCACCGCCTCGACGGTCTGCTGCGTGCGCCCGTAATAGCGCCAGCAGATGTCGTCGAGCTCGTCGAACTGGCGGGTGACGTAGAGCTGGCTCATGGCGTCACCACCTGGCGGACCGCATCAGTGATCATCGGATCAACGTCGAGCAGCGTCGTGATGGTCGCGGCGTCCTGGATCAGGCTGGTCAGCGCTGCAGCGCCACCGGCGGAGCCGCCGAGGGTGTTGAGCATCGCGCTGGTGGCGGGCCGGAGCGCATCGAGCGTCACGCTGATCGCTTCACCGCCGCGGCCCAGGGCCCACTGCTGCGCGAGCTGCGCAGCGTTGACGCCGAGCTGCGTCCAGACGCCCTGCTGACCGCTGCTGAGGGTGCTCAGGCCGAAGGCGTTGAGCGCCGCGCCGACGTAGTTCTGATTGGCGACTGAGCTGCTGATCGCGGCCAGCTGGCCCAGGCCCAGCCCGCCGGCCTGCGCTGCAGTGGAGGCTGCCGAGAACTCCGGGCTGGTGGCCCAGCTCATTGCGGCGAAGGCGCTGCCGGCGCCGGTGAGCGGCGCGAGCGCTGTGCTGACGCTGCCGGCGTAGCTGCTGGCGTTGTTCATGCTCAGCGGGCTGGCGGCCTGCCCGGGGTTGTCCTCGACGTAGCGCACCAGGCTGATGTTGAAGGTGATCTGCCGAGCGCCGCCGCCGGGCGCGAAGGTGCCGAGGCCTTCCTGCACGCTGCGGATCGCCCACTTGCCATAGACGCGGCCGAGGCCGTCGGTGAGCATCTGCGGTTCGCCCTTGGCGGCGAGCTCGCGCAGCGTCTCCATGGTGGTCTGACGACCGCTGAAGCCAGGAAACAGCACGCCGTCGAGGGTGATCTGCTGGCTGCCCGGGCCGAGGAACTGCGCGGCCGGATCGCGCAGGAGGCGNTCNTGCAGCTCCCAGCGGTACTCGGCCGTGCGGTCGAGCGTCTGCGGNACGCCGTTCGGCAGATCGAACTGGAAGGAGCCGAGCTGGAAGAGGGGGCGTGCCATGGCGTCAGTCGTTCAGGGCGACGCGGTAGCCGCTGGATGCCATGGCCATCAGATCCTCGAAGGCGGCGCGCACCTGATCGCGGATCTCCATGGCGTTGCCACCCGCTGCGTTGATCGTAACGGGGGCGTTGATCGTGATGCCGCCGCCGCCCGCGACGGGCCTGGCGACGCGGGGGATTATCGCGCCATCCATGCCAGGCACGAACAGCTCGCGGCGGCGCTCGCCGACGACGTAGGGCATGCCTGCACGCACGGGCCCGCCGGTGGCGCGGCCGGGGGGCTGGGGAGCTGCAGCAGGTGCGCCGCCGCCACCGCCGCTGAAGAAGCCGGTGATGTTGCTCCATGCGCCGCGGATCCAGCCGACCAGCGCGCCGAACTTCGCCTTGAGGCCCTCAATGATCGAGCCGATGATCTTCTGCCCGATGCCAGCCCCGGTGAACAGGCGGATGATCATCGCGGGAATCGGGAACATGAAGCCGAGCACCTTGGGCCCCCATGCCCGGATGACGCCCAGCACCTGGTTGAACCCTTCACCGATCCGCTTCAAGTCGCCAGTGAAGATGCCCGAAAAGACTTTCCATGCGCCGCCGAGATAGGTGACGAAAGCGCCAAACGCCTGTTGAACCTGCCCCCAGTTGGCGATCAGCGCTCCAATGGCGACACCGATTCCAAGAATGGCCAGCGTGACCGGCCCGCCCAGCACGCCGATCGCGCCGACCACGCCAGCGATCACGGGCAGCGCCAGGGTCAGGCCGGAGAGGACCGCGCCGATCACCACGATGTTCTTGGCCAGGCCGGGGTTGACGGCAGCCCAGTTGGCGATGCCCTCAACGATCGGCGTGATCTTCTCCGCCAGCCTGGTGAGCGGCGGCAGGAGTGCATTGCCAACGGTGATGCCGAGCCGCTGCGCGCTGTTCTGGAAGCTGCTCAGCGTGCCCTGGAAGGTGCTGAGACTGCGCTGGTAGTCCTTGTCGACAGTGCCGGCCGCGGCCGCCCCGCCCGATTCCGCCTTGAGCTTCTCGTACTCCTTGCGGTACTTCATCAGCGACATCAGGCCCAGCTTGGCCTCCTTGTCGCCGAAGATCTGG